CCCGAACCTTCGTACAAGATCGCAATAGCGCCACTAACAACCGCATCGGTTGCAGCAGCAGCCACTGCTTTTTGGAATGGCTTAGCCGCATCAACCGGCATGTCAATCGCGTAAACTTTGCTCCCGCCAGCCGTAGCCGTCACCTCTACCAGCGCGGCACCGGTTACATCGGCAGCGCCAGCCATGCCGGTGGCGGCAGCAGATTGAACTTTGTAATTTAGCGTAGAGCCGGCTGCCATAGCACCAACATGAATGACGTGACAAACACGGTCAAAGCCGGTGCAGTCAATCTCAGTTTCGGTCAACGACGTAGCCGAAGATACCGGCGCAACCGATTGAACAATTTTCATTCTTCCTAATAGGTTCATCTCTCAGTTCCTTTCAGGATTATGCGTGTTGTGTCAGGTATTTGAACGCGAGGGTCTGAAGCACAGCCCCGCCGAAGCGCTGCTTCACGAACAAGCCGACCTGCCCATTAGCCTGGTACAAGTAGGGGTTGCGGCTCAAAGTTACACCAGCGCGCTCGGCAAAGGCGTACATTGAGAAGTCTCCAAAGACGACAGACTTGCCACTGGCAGCGACGGCGTCCATGTCGGGAGCGATATAAGCGGGATAACCCATAAAATCACCACCCGCCGGGGTGTTGATGAATTGGAATGCGTTACCAGTCAATCCTTGCAGATAGAACTTGGTAGCGCCCCTCATTAGGAAGCCGGAGCTTGAATTGTGATAGGGTGATTCCACCGTGCCCATTACCTGGATCAACTCCGCAGCAGTGATGGCGGTCGCACCGGCGGTTGTAATGCCCGAAGCGGTTGCTCCGGCAACGATACCTTCCGGCATGCCAGTACCAGTGCCGATAGCGCAGTAGTAGTTTTCAGACGCAGCCGAAGCACGCGCCACAACAGAGGAGATGTAAGCCTCCAAACCAACAGCGTCACCATCCAGCATTTCTTCCGAGACTTTGATCATCTTGGTAAATTTGTGGATAGTCAGCGCGACTTGCCCAAACACCGGCTCGTCCTCATCGTAGGCAGCTTCTTCAGCGGTTACCACCAGTTTAGTGCCAGCGGTAGCTTCAGTTGGTACCAGGATGCGATCGTGTTGAGTCACAAATCTGGTGACCGGTGCTTTGCGGATAAACGAGAGTTCCTGTCTCTGTTCTACAATGCGATTGTAGAAGTCATCGGGAACGGCATATCCGCCCTCGTTATCGGTCTGTCCCTGCCACGCGCCCTTGACGCCTAAGTCCAAGTCGTTGCCTTTGAAGCCGCGAGGGTTATCGCCCTGCGCCCAAGCCAGCATTGCCTTGATAAAACTCGGCGATTCCTTCGCTGATTTTACAGTAGGAACGCCTTTGACCTGACCCGGTGCAGCTTTTAGCTCTTCGAGCAGGGATTTCTTCATGGATTCAAACTCTGCTTTGATATCCACTTCAGGCTCTTCAACTTCAGGTTGTTCAGCCTTTACTTCGTCGACGATTTTATCTTTTTCGTCCATTGTATTTTCCTCCATCGGAATTTGTGAAATTGTTAGATTAGTTTTGGCTTCGATCTCGTCCTCAACCGCATCCACTGTCACAACGACCTCTGGGATTGCCTCCGTGATAGACTCGGACTTCGCCTCGATAACGGCAAAATCATTTGCCGGTTTTCGCCATTCGTTAGTATCAAATAATGCCAGTTCGCCAACAGGCCATACGTCAATTAACCCGCCCGCTCTTTTGCGTACCAGGTGATTGACAGCGCCGGAAGACGCCCGTAAAACCTCTGTGCCTGCGTCAATCAGCCGCTTTGCCAGCGGCTCACCTTCATCCAGCATCGGCTCAAACCAATGCCCGCGCGCGTCCTTGCCTGTATAAACAGCGCGCCCAATGAGAGCCGGTTTTTCCTGCTTTTTTCCCGGTTCGTCCGGGTCAAAGCCGTGATAATAAGACAAATTGACCTGGTCACCAATCTTCAGCCAAATGTCCGTGTCTTCGGTGAACGCTTCGCCGTCCGCGTCACGCCCTTTTATGTGCCCGCCATACGGCACGCCTAAAACGCGCCAACCTGGATTCGTGTATTCCCCGTCTGCCTTCAGGCGTTTTTCGGCGCTTACTTCCAACGGCTCTGTAAGAGGATCGTGCACTTGTATTTTGATTGCTAATTTATCCCCGGCTTGCGATTCTTTATCCAACATTCTTCACCTCTTGATTCAATGCGTTTGTGATATTCTTGATGATTTTGGGTCTGTTCACTTGCAGCGCGCCCTTTTCTGTTATCCACCCGCTCCACTTATGGCGCGTCACCTGGCTATCCCAGCCCTGCACCAGATCGTTATAATCCACCATGTTATTTGTGACAGTAGAAGTGAAGCCGTCCATACTACTGCTCACAGCCCAACTGTTCCCCAACTTGCGCGTGCGTCTATATGGCACGCTGATTTCGCCGCTTTTCAATTTGGCAAAGAATCCGCGCCTCATTTTTGCGTCGGTCTTCAAAAATGGATTAGGCGAGTAGACTTTCGGCGGATATTTCCGCACATAACGTTGCACCAACACGCCCTGCTGACTTATTACCGACCGCACCTTATTGAACTTTGCCAACGTGTCCAACTTTGCAACCAATTCTTCCGCGCCTTCGACTGTGATCGTGAATGCCATTAGGGTTGCTCCTTCGGGAACTCCCAGCCAACTCCACACCTGCATCTTGGATGCGCCGGGGGGAATTCGTTGTTGGTTATTGGCTTGTTTTCTCGCCGCTTGCAAATAGGGCAAGTCTTATCGTCTTCCGCAGTCAGCCAAATCGGAACCATCCGCTGCCCTGTCTCGCGCTCCAATTGCTCCACATAAGCCCGCTCCCCTTCAACCACCGCCCTGGTGGTCTCGGTTACGGCAATCATCTCAGCCCGGACAGGCGAGTAAAGCGGCTGCAGTCGCTGACTGATCTCGCGGATTGTCAAACCTTCTTCATAACCCTGTCCGATAATTTCACCAACTTGACGCGTGCCGCTTAGCATTTCGGCAGTTATATCCTGCCTGCCTCGCCACATCCCACGTAGTACTTCCTCAGTGTGCGACCGCGCCCAATTCACAGCCTGATGATTGATGTTGTCCAGGCTAATGCCAATCCCAACGTTCATCATTATGTTCGTAGCTTGCGTTAGATAAACGTCTAACAGTACCGGCTCAACGTCACGCTGAATAGACCGCCAACCGCCCTGCCAATACTCAGGCGGGATGTTCTCCAATCGCGGCGGATCTCCTAGATAATCAAGCAACTTACCTAACTCCGAGTGCATATCACGTCCCAACACCCGTGCCAACCTGCGCTCAATCTCGTAGCGGTTTAGCACGCTCATTACGGATATCCTCGCCATGCGATAACGGAATCGAACACGTGCTTGACTTCTTCAACTGTCTTTACGCCTTCCAATGCGCCACTGATCGCCCCATGCAAACTTGGCTCAATAACGCTCGATTCAAACTCGCGTAAGTCTTTGCCGTCTTTGATCCGTTTCTCGGCGAACTTCTGCCACTTACGGAGCTCGTCAATCTGCGGAGTAACACCGCTATCTATGCGCTCGTCCAATTGCGCTTGATGCGATTCCAACACCGCGCTTTGATCTTCAGTCAGCTCATACCCTGCCAGCTCAAGCGCCACTTCAATCGGCAAGCCCGCCATTGTGAGTTTGTTAAGCAGCTCGGCACGGTCTGATTCGTCTTCCTGGAAGATGTCCATCTCGTTGAACCGGAACTCAATCCGCAATTCATCGCGCGCAAGTAACTGCTCATTCAAAGCGTCTTCAAACAACCGCGCTCTCGGCTTGATCGTGTCTTCGTAGAATGAAAGCCGATCTTCATGCGCTGTTGCATAGTTGGCTGCCTCACTGTCAAGTAAGGTCTGCTTGATTCCGAACGCCATTGCGATATTGTCTTTGGCGATTTTATCCAACTCTGGGAATGCCAGGTCTTTCAATGGCGGAGTAAGAGCGACCGGCGTGATAGACCCGGCCCGCACGCCAAACACCCTGAACGCGTTTTTAATTGCCGTAGCAGACCGCCTGAACCAGTTTTGAATCCGCTCAATTTCCTGCCTGTCGTTGGAGTCAATACCCAACAGCGTGACCGGCATCGCCCCGCCCTCAAAATACATCTCAGGGAACTTGCTTATTGCATAGAGCAATTTTGCGTCAACGTTCGATGCCTTGCCAGCGCCGATACCAGGATTCGTGTCTTGAGTTGGATCAAACTCGCGAATGTAAATCATTTCAAATTTGCCGGCTTCAGGTTCGTTGCTCCACATTGCCCCGCTTGAGTTCTGCTTGAACTCGTAAACGCCGCGATCGTATTTGACCGTCATGTCAAACGGATTGCGGTACCTTACGTCCTTGCGAAAACCGGACTCGTTCATGACAATCTCACCAAACGCTGCGCCGGATAAAAGGTTGGACGCCTCCCACTGCCAAATCAGATTACCCAGCTTGGTCGGGTAAGGCCACTCAGTCTTGTCCTCTTTGCCCTTCATAATCGCAACCGGCACGCTCGCAAGCGCGTCAC